CTATTGAATTCTCTGGTGGCTCTAGAAAAGTTCGGCAGGCATTTGAAGGCATTGCCTTGGGTAAAACCCCTGAAGGCATGTTCCCAAGGGTTGGCGAATCTAGCAGGGAATATCGGGAAAGATTGGAGATCTCAAGTCGAAGCCTGTTTGACTCTATAAATATTTTCAGCAGAAAGGTCAAGAAGACGGGTAACGGTTTTCTTGATTCAGAGCAAAAATTAAGGGAGGCTGCGATTGATTTTGCAGGCGGGAGTTTAGAGGTGAGAAGAGCTTTTGAAAAAATATCTTTAGGCAAAACACCTATTTCAATGTTTCCTGGCTCTGCGGAGTCGAAAGAGTCTTACTTGCAGCGTGTAAGAGGAGGATTTTCTGAATTCAATCTTCCAGATTTCGTGGACTTTAGGAAAGGAACTACTCGTGAGCTTCAACTGGTCAGACAGCAGCTTGAAGAATTCAGGCTGGATCTGGATCCATTGTCTGCAAACTTTGAGAAACTTGAGAGGCAAGCTGTTACTAGCATTAGCAAAATTGACAAACAGTTAGCGCGTCGGTCGAGGTCGGGGGGCAGGCGTCTTTCCGCCGGTCAACTTGCCCAAGCAGCAGGTGCGACTATTTCTGGTGGTATTTTTGGTGGCCCTGAAGGTTTCCTTGGCGGTGCTATCGGCACTGTGCTGGGCGGTTCCGGCGGTGCATTTGCAGGTGCTGCTATTGGCGCTCAGGTTGGTGGGCTTAGGAGAGAGCTTGGCGGCTATGCAGAGTATGCAGCTCAGATTGAGAAGCTGAAGATTGCCCTGAAAGGGCTTACGAGGGATCAAAGCGAATTCAATTATGCCTTGGCCGCTTCGCAAAAAGTAACTCAAGATTTTAATATACCCCAGCAGGAATCAATCAGGGGAATTACGCGGCTTGCTGCAGCAATTAAAGGGGCGGGCGGCCCGCTCACTGATGCAGAAGTTGTATTCAGGAATGTAACTACTGCCATCAAGGCAACCGGAGGCAGTGCGCAAGATGTAGAAGGAGCCGTTACTGCAATGGTTCAGGTATTCAGTAAAGGCAAGGTGAGCGCTGAAGAACTCAGCGGTCAGCTTGGCGAGCGCTTGCCTGGTGCCGTGACGATGTTTGCCAAGGCCAATAACATGAGCCTTACTGAGTTGCAAGACAACCTAAAGGCCGGGACAGTTGGCTTGAACGAATTGATGAAGTTTGTCAGGTCGCTTGGTGATACATATGGCGCAACAGCGAGAAAAATTTCTGACTCTAATGCTGACGCTGGTGCAAGGCTGCAGGTTGTTGTTAATGACATGAAAACCGCGATAGGTGATGCTTTGATTCCAATAGGGGCTCAGCTTCAAGACGCCTTCGGTAAGTTCTTGCAAGAAATTACGCCTACACTTGTGGAGGTTTTGCCAAAAATTGGCGAGCTATTTTTGGGAATCGTCAAAAACCTTGATCTTATCGCTCAAGCTGCTGCAGCCGTGTTCGCGGTCGTAGCTGTTGGAAAAATTACTGCAATTATCGCCTCAATTGGATCGCTAAGTGCGGCCATTTTTACGCTTAAATTGAACGCAATTGTAGCGACAAAGGCGCTGATAGGACTAAATGCAGCCGCTTTGCTTAATCCTTACGTCGCCCTGGCTGCTGGGGCTGCAGCATTGGGAGTTGCGATATTTAGAGCCGCACAAGAGCAGAAAAGGCTTAACACGCTGATTAAGGAAGGGTCAGTTGCGGACATTGATAAAAAGCTAGCCGAAAATAGGACTAAAATTATCGAGATCGAGCAAAGGCAGCTAGAGGGAGCTGATCCTCGAAGTGCTTATCAGGCAGAGCGTCGTGCTGGTCTTGCTGTGTTGCCTTCTCAAGCATCACTCGACCAGGCAGCTTTGAAACAAGCTCAATCTTTAGAGAAAAAGCTAAAGGACGCTCGAAAAAGAGCGGTCTATGATGCCACGCAAGGCGCAGACTTGCCGGAGAACCTTCTTCGACCATTTGACTATCAGTCTCCCAAGGGTGATGGCGGCGACGGCAAGGGCGGCAGCAGCGCCAAAGAGAAGAGGGAGCGTAAATCGCAGCTTGAGTCAATCAATGCTCGCCTAACTTTGCTTGACATCGACAAGATGATCAGAGCAAACGCAAGAGAGATTGTTGAGGCGCAAGCCGATAATAACTTCGAGAGAGTGAAAGAGCTAAGCCTGCAAAAACTTTCCTTGGCCTCTCAGAAAGAATTTGCGTCCGTTCAGCTTGATTACAGAGACGCTTTGGCTCGGGCTGCTGGAGATGAAAATGAGCAGATGCTCAAGGCCGAAGCTGCTGCAAGCAGGGATAGGGCGATTCAAGAGCTGAGGTTTAAGCTTAAAGAAGACATGCTTGATCTTGAGCAGCAAAGTCGCCTTGAGCAAGAAGCTCGAACAAGAGCTGCCGAAGACGAAGTTTTTGCACTTCGCGAGCAACTCGGCCTCGTAAGCCCTCAAGAGAGAATCTCTAGGTACAGAACAGGCTTAGAAGAGCAAGGCACGCCTAACGCTGACGAGCTTACTGATCTTTATAGACAAACAATTGATCCTACCTTTGCTGAAGGCATTTCTCAAAACATTAGAGCCCTCAAGCAAGACTTAGAGGATCTTGTGAATCCAATCAATCAAATCACAGGCGCCGCAAATGCAATCGGCACCGCATTTACCGATTCATTCATGAGCGTTATTACGAACAGCGCCACCGCTCAAGAAGCACTCGCAAGTTTCTTTAGCAATGTCGGCAAATACTTCTTGGATATGGCCGCGCAGATCATCCAGAAGATGATTGTGTTGGCGTTGTTGAATCAGGTTGCCAAGTTACTGCCGAGCGGGGGTAGCGGTCCCAGCGGATTCAATCTCACTGGTTTCGGCAATCTGCAGTCTGATGCTGGGTCTGGAATCTCGGGTTTCATGGCTGGTGCTGGCGGCATCCTCGGTCGCGCCTCCGGCGGCCTCGTCATGCCTGGCAATACCTACATGGTGGGTGAGCGCGGCCCGGAGCTGCTGCAGCTTAATCGTAACGGCAGCGGTCAAGTCATCAACAACAATCAACTTTCATCTGCGATGAACCGTTACCGCCGACCTGGCGGAGCCGCAATGACATCAGCCGAAGGCGGTATGGCTGCATCTGCCTTGTCTGGATCTGGTGTTGCTACGCTTAGCAAGCCAATCGACGTGCGTTACACCGTGGAACGCATCAACAATGTCGAGTATGTCACCGCTGATCAGTTCCAGGCTGGTATGAGGCAAGCAGCTCAGCAAGGTGCAATGCAAGGTGAGCGTCGTGCGCTGACTACGCTTAGGCAGAACACTACTCAACGCAAGAGGATTGGTCTCTGATGTCAGACTCAACTCTTGCTTTTGCCCATTACATGACGTTGCGCCCACCTGATCAAGCAGGTGGTTTTGCCTTTCAAAATTACTGGGTCGGGGAAGACGCACCTTTCTTCAATGTTGACACAGGCGCAAGAAATAACTTCGGATTTATGCCATTTGCATTTTCTGGCGTAACGGTCACAAAGACCGGCGACAACCAGCCCGCAAGCATAGCGTTGCCCAATAACGAGCTAAGCCGTCCTTTCGCAACAACTGTCATCGAGGGGCAATACTTAGCAAACGTGAGAACGGTACTGATCAACCCTGACAATAAGGAAGACTACACGCTGATCAATCGTTATTTCGGCCAAATTGTTTCAGGCCAGTGGACATCGACCGCGCTGACTATTGAGCTTGCTTCCGTTTTTGACGCAGTCGGCTCCGACGTACCACGCAAGCGTCTGACACAGCAACTTGTGGGGCGTTTGCCGCTAACAAGTCGAGTGCGTGTGTCGTGATCGATTTAATCGGTCGCCCATATCGATTAGGCGCAGACGGAACAGATGCAGACGGCGCATTGGACTGCATACACCTTGTCTACACAGTCTTAGACCGTCTGAACATTGAGGCGCCAGAATTTAACCCAGCCTGGTACGAACAAAGCGTCAGGCAGTACGGGCGTGACTTATTGAAATGGGGAAAACGAGTTAACCAACCAAAGTATGATGGAGACGTGTTGCTGTTAAGTCAAGGTAATCCTGTCTTTGCAGTCGTTTGGAGCAGAGGATGTCTCTACATCAACCAGCATTTGAAGGCGGTCGCATGGTGCCCTATCAGCACCAATCAATTCAACCACTGCTTCCGTACGAGAAGCATCTAATCAAAACCCTTGGCTGCACTGAAGAAGAGTACCGGCAGTTTGCAAAAGAGGTTGAGCGTCGCGTTAAAGAGCGCCCTGAAGAATATGCGCACATTCCTGATATTCAAAACGACGCTGGTCTCACTGTTGCAATTATCAGTCTTGTCATAGGCGTTGCTTCGACTGCCGCATCATTTCTTTTGGCTCCTAAGCCAAAACAGTTTGAAACACCGGAACAGAGAAGGTCTGGCGGTCAGCGGCAACTGGGTGGAGCGCAAGGAACTGCAATCTTTACTCCAGCCTTTGGGTTTGATTCACTGCAGGAATTGGCCTCTTACGGCAACACAGTACCTATCGTTTTTACTCGTAGAGACGATCAGCACGGTACTGGTGGATTGCTGATTTCTCCTCAGCTTATTTGGTCCCGCATGAAGAGCTGGGGCGGTTATCAAGTCGCGGAAATCGTTGCGATTGCAGGTCAAGGCAATATGGCAAAGCCTGAGCTTGCAGGTATTTTCCTTGGGAACAACGCACTAGACGGAATTTACGAAAATTATTTTGACTTCTACTGGAACGGCGGCTTTGAAGCTCAAGGCGCTGGAAGTCGATTGCGTGCTTATAACCGGAGGTATGGAAATCTTGCGATTGACGGCAACCGCGATAATCCTGGCATTAACGGAAGTGATCAAGCGTTTTACGCTCCAACCAGACAGGGCGCTGCACAGCCTGCTTTCTGCGGCAGTTTTACACCAACTTCTCAGACTCGATTCGGTGTGTATTCTGGCATCCCCAATGGAACGCCATTTAGACCTGACTGGAAGATTTTTTCAGTATTAAAAGACTGGACCAAAGAACAACGTGATAAAGCAGTAAGCGAACAGCGAAAATATGTTGACGGTTATTTAATGAAAACTCACCCCTACGGCAACGGCGATCTTTATAGCGGACAAACAAAAGCGGGAATGCCTGGTACGGGCGTTAACTACGCTCGACACGTAGGCGTAGTTGAGCACATTAATACAAACGAAATAAGCACTTTTGCTGAACACACGATTCTTGACACTAAATATTCAGCTAGTTCTACACTTCAAAAATGGGGCAATCTCACAAAAACAGTAGAAGTAAATGTAGGGGATAAAATTGTTATTCTACTTGGAAAAGGAAGGCAGAAGTCTGATGCATTTGCTGGAATTGGAAGTGAGCTTCCTGTTGACCTCAGCGACATTCGCTCAACGTTAGATAGTGAAGTGCAGCGTTACGACCAAATGCTGTCCATGGGAGCAACGTTTATGATCGGTCGATCTACGTGGGAAGTTATTGATAGACCTTCCGAGCGTTACGACCCAGAAATCCATTCAGCTAGTGGATACAGAATCACCTTGCGTTGCCTAGAAGGCTGGAGCCGCAACCAAAGAAAAATTGGCATTGTTGATAAAGCTGCTATTAGCCAAGAAAGGTACTTGCCTTTTTCTGACATTGAGGAATCCTTCTATCCAATCTTGAAGTATGAGATTGGAACGTTTCAGAATACTCGCGCTTGCGATGTGACGGAGATCGGAATCAAATCTCAAGTCTGGACAAAATTTAGCAACCTCACAAACTTTAATACGTTGCCTGCTCCCGGAATTATGGCGCAGTACAACGAAGAGAATATCAGCTTAACTGAAGGGAAGATGACAATGTTCTCAAGGAGGATTTCCTTGTTTGCATTAGACGTTCGCTATAGCGATAACACTAACTTTACTGAAAACAATGCAAACAATGGGTGGGTAAATATCGGCCCTTACTTGTTTGCTGTTATAGGTAACGCGCCCATAGACATCTACTCGTCTATCCGGGTCACTCATCCAAGTCGAACTCAATTAGAGTACAGGTTACGCCCATTTAACAGCGCAATCCCAACGCAGCAAAGCTCCGGCGCTGAGAATGTTTTCGTTCTTGACGGCGGCAAGACACCACAACAAAGCTGGACATCTGATACATA